TCAATCGCATTGGCGAATTTATTATATTTAACGAGGTTCTCATGGCGCATGATCTTGAGCAGGTTATTAAGATTGTTGCGTGGATCACCGTTCTTGTCCAACTCCAACTGGAGAGTACCAAGAAATTTCTGGCGTTCGTAGTTGACTTCGGCTACTGGGTCAGCGTCATAGCGGTCACCACCCATTGCAATCTGCCGCACCTCGTCCCCGTCCAATGGGTCATCAAGCTCGTTATTGAACCGGATTAGCTCCTGCTCAATATCTGGGACTGACATGCCATTACGGCGCAGGGAACCCACGATGCTGGCCAGCCAGTTATTGCGACCCTGATAAAATGCGCCCACTAGGTCATCGAGTTTGTAACGGTTGCCTGATGACAACTCGTCCACGATGTGAACCATGAATGGCTCGTTCTTCTGGTGCAGGTAACCAGGAAGACGCATAACACGGCTGGTGTCGGTGATGGACTTGTCGGCACCAAACTCATTAGCTAATTTGCGCTGCCACTTAGGGAACCCAGGCAAACTAATGACGTTTGGATGCTTGAGCGCGTAGTAGGCGTGAAACTTGCCAGGAGATGACTCGACAACTACGGTTGGTTCCAAACGTTCTGCCATTGATTGGACTGAACCCAATGCCGTTTCTGGGTTATCAAAGTCAGCAAAGATAGCATTGATAACTTGAGTATTCTTCTTCTGGCGTGGTTTATTAGGCACGTGATGATTAATGGCAACAAAGATGCCATCGCCGTGTTTATTAAATAAACCCAATTGATCCGACATTAATTCATCGAACGGCCCCTGTGGCGTGGACCCGCCTTTGGCGGATTTGTTATCACTAAACGTCTGGAAGTGCCAATGAGCACTAGACGCAGACAAATAATCCAGGAAGCGTTTGGCTTCGGTGTTCATAAAGACTCCTAGCTGTGGTTGGTTGGTTGTAGAGGTTGTCTACGATCCGAATTCTAACACCCAACCTGACCAGCGTCAATCCTGTTCTGCGACGGGTAGGGTAGGGTAACTTTTTTATAACTTTATATAAGAGAAGATTTTAATAAAAAGAAAAAAGGGGGGAAAAATAAAAAGAGAGGGCACAGAGGGTACCCCCTAAGACGATTTAAATACACAATAACTTGACAGGAGTTTTGGTAATCTGTTCTAATCACGTGTATGATAGCTTCAACACTGAATCATAATTTGGGCCCGTCAACTAGGTTGACCGATAAGCAGGAGTTATTCTGTTATTACATCCACACTGGCATGTGTAACGCTGATGCGTGGGTGGAAGCTTATGGCGGGCACCATTCAACACGTAAGACGGCCATTGAGAGCGCATCCAGGTTGTTACGTCATCCCAAGGTCAAATACCGACTGGAGGATTTAAAGAATGAATCCAATAGACGGGCTAAAATTTCACTAGAGGACCACCTAAAGCGCCTAGAGGAATTGGGTATGGGCGCGGTAGAGCATAAACAGTACAGTGCTGCTATTAATGCTGAATTACATCGCGGTAAGGCATCTGGCATTTATGTGGAACGTAAGGAAATAACTGGTGCTGATGGTGGGCCAATTACGCATTCGATCCGTGTGGTGTTTGGTGATGAGCCATTAGACGATAATGACGACGACGATAGCTAACTTTCCTCCGATACTCAAGGGGTTATTCGACCCTTATCGGTACAAGGTAGCGTACGGCGGAAGAGGCTCAGGGAAATCTTGGGCCTTTGCCCGTGCTGCACTCATTAAGGCAGCACAGAAACCAATGCGCATCCTTTGTGCACGTGAAGTGCAGAAATCAATAAAGAATTCCGTACATACCCTTCTAAACGATCAGATCCAGGAGCTTGGGCTTGGGCAATTTTATACTGTCACTGAGTCTGAGATACGTGGTGCAAACGGATCTACGTTTAGTTTTGCAGGTCTGGCTACACATACCGTTGAATCAATTAAGTCATTCGAAGGCTGTGATGTGGTATGGGTGGAGGAAGGACAGACAGTTAGTAAGAAATCTTGGGACATCCTCATTCCGACTATCAGAAAGGAGGAGTCGGAGATTTGGGTTACCCTTAACCCGTACCTCGATACCGATGACACCTACCGGCGATTCATAAACTCGCCACCTCCCAAGACCTTCTTAGTCAAGATCAACTGGCGCGACAATCCCTGGTTCCCAACGGTACTAGAGGACGAGCGTAAGCATTGCAAGATAGTTGACCCAAAGGGCTACGATAACATCTGGGAAGGCATCCCAATGACCGTAGCTGAGGGTGCGATCTATGCTGACGAATACCAGCAGATGGTCGAGGATGGGCGCATTACGCTCATACGGCATGACCCGTTACTCAAGGCGCACGCGGTGTTTGATTTAGGCTGGAATGACGCCATGTCGATCATCATCGCCCAACGGTCCGGGTCTGAGTTACGCGTCATTGATTATATCGAGGACACTCATAAGACTCTCGACTGGTACAGTGACCAGCTCAAATCCAAGCAGTACAACTGGGGCAAGATTTGGCTCCCACATGACGCAGTGGCCAAGGATTACAAGACTGGCAAGAGTGCGGCTGAGTTAATGACTCAGATGGGTTGGACCGTCGAGGTACTTCCGATGGCCGAGGTTGAACACGGCATCAGACTCGCTAGGTTAGCCTTCCCTCGCATCTGGATGGACAAGGAGAAGACCGAGAGCCTGCAGGAGTGCCTAAAGCGTTATCGTCGTATTGTGGACCAGCGCACCATGGAGCCCAAAGGGCCGCTCCACGATGAATGGAGTCATGGTGCTGATGCATTCCGGTATTTAGCAACATGTGCAGATGGATTCAGAAACGATAACACCTCTAAACGTCGTCACGCAGACGAGTTCCAAGGCGGATGGATGCAATGATTGATCAAGATATAAACCAGGAAGACCCCGAGAAGGAACTCCTCAAGACCATACGTGAACGATTTGACCAAGCGGTAGAATTTGAGTCGGTAAACCGGCAGGAGCGCCTGGATGACGTCAGATTTGCCAGATTGGGTGATCAATGGCCGGAATACGCAAAATACGATAGAAATCGGCCGGGTAAAGAGAGGCCAATGCTTGTCGTCAACCGGTTGCTCCAATTCCGTGACCGTGTGGTTAACGAAATACGACAAAACACTCCGTCAATACGTGTCCGTCCCACTTCAGACGGTGCCGATCAGGACACTGCCGAAGTCTTAATGGGTTTGGTTCACCACATCCAGGATCAAAGCAATGCAGCAATCGCGTATGATACGGCTGTTGAATGGCAGGTTGATACTGGATTGGGTTACATCCGCGTCCGGAATGACTGGTCCAACGACACAAGTTTTGATCAAGAAATATTCATTGACCGTATTCCCGACCCATTCAAGGTCTATTATGATCCACATTCAAAGTCGCCTGATGGCTCTGATGCCGATTGGGCGATCATAGCCGAGGAGATATCCAAAGATGAATTCAAACGACTTTATCCTGATGTCGACGAGCTTAATTTTGACAGCGCTGGTAATGGCGACATGCAGGGCTGGTACTCCAAAGATAGCGTTCGAATTGCCGAGTATTACTGGCTGGAGTATGAACCAGGAGAGATAGAAGACCCAGGATCAGGCCAAACCCGCCAGACGTTTATGAAGCGCTGTATGTGGGCCAAGGTGGTGGGCGATAAAGTCCTGGAATTGAGCGAGATTCCGACTAAGTGGATTCCAATTATTCCTGTTGTGGGTCACGAGGTTTGGTTACAGGGTAAATGTTATCGATCAGGGCTGGTGCGTAATGCAAAAGATGCTCAACGTTTGTATAACTATTATTTATCTGCTAACGCGGAAAATGTTGCTCTGGCACCAAAGGCTCCGTTCATTGGAGTGGCAGGACAGTTCGAGAGTGATCCGAACTGGGGAAGGGCGAATAAAGAATCGCTGGCGTATCTTGAATATGACCCGGTATCAATTGCTGGTACGGTGGTTGGCGCTCCTCAACGTGCGATGCCTCCGCAAGCTAGCCCCGCCATCATGGAAGCCATTAAGCTAGCCGAAAATGATATTATGCAGAGTATGGGCATTTACCAGCCCAGTCTTGGCGATCAATCAAATGAGACGTCTGGACGTGCCTTGTTACTACGCCAGAAACAGGCGGAAACCGGTAATTTTCACTACCAGGACAACCTAAATCGATCGATTCGCCAGCTTGGGCGCATCATTATTGATATGATTCCCAAGATTTATGACCGTGCTCGTGTAATTCGCATCCTAGGAGAAGATGGTAGTCCGCGTGAAGTCCAGATTGATCCAAACCTACCCCAAGCATCAGCCAACACCAGCAATCCGGAAGTGGATAGCATTTACAATGTTGGTCTTGGACAGTATGATGTGGTCTGTGATTCTGGGCCTAGCTATGCAACCAAGCGTGATGAAGCAGCTAATATGATGTTGGCCCTGACCCAAGCTAACCCGTCCTTGTTCCAGACCATCGGTGACCTGATGATGAAGAACATGGACTGGCCGGGATCTGAGGAAATTAGCAAACGATTACAAGCATTATTGCCACCGGAACTCCAGTCCAACAATGGTGATAAGATCGATCCGCAAGTAATCCAAGCTCAGAAGATGATTGAACAGATGGCCACCCAAATGGAGGAGATGGGCCAGGAGTTGCAATTCCTACGTGACCAGCGCATCATGACCATTCAGGACAAGGAGCGTGAATGGTTCGACAGTCAGACCAAGCGTATGGAAGTGGAATCGGGGTTATTTGAGAAGACCCAAGGACTTGAAACACTAATTCAAGATAACCTTGCTCGGATGTTGGGCCAGACCATGCCAACGTATGGCGAAGAACATTTGGAGATGGAAGAGATGGAAGACGCTGCATCCAGCCCTCCGCCGCCCTCACCGCAACCCGGAACTGAACCAGCCGCCCCTAGTCGTGGCCCAGGCTCAATGACCCGTAAACCAGATACAGCCGCGTTAACCGGTGAAACCAAACCTAGAGAGAAACCATAATGGCCGTTGACCCGTATTATGATAATGTTGTTTTGTTGTCCCATATGGATGGAGTTAATGGCAGCACTATATTTGTTGATGAGAAAGCCAACACAATGACGGCTAGTGGATCAGCCCAATTAGATACGTCAATCAAGAAATTTGGCACTGCTAGTGGCTCGTTTACGTTAGCCGGAAGTGGTTACGTAACTGTTCCATCATCCACTGATTTTGATATTGGTGGAGGGGAAGATTATACCATTGAAATGTGGATTAAAACTCCATTCACGGGCGTATCGGGATATATATCTAGAACCAGTCCCGGATTTTATAATGGGTCGTGGATTCTTGGAGCAAACTTGGATTACACCGTTAATGGACATCCAACATTTGCCTTCAAACCAACAGATTTAGCTGTTGTTTCCATGACAGCACCAATTAATGTTTGTGATGGCAATTGGCATTATTTGGCAGTTGTCAAATCTGGAACAACCTACACGTTATATGTTGATGGCGTTAGTGGTGCCACATTAACTGATGCAACCGGAATCAGCGGCGGGGCTAGTTTAGA